TCCCCCCGCCCCCCCCCCCGCCGCCCCACCCAACCCCCCCCCCCCCCCCCCACGCTCGTCACGCTCCGTAACGCCATGTAACGCGTTACTATCGTTACTCGCGTTATTCTTGGCGCGGAAACGGGCTTGGCGCTCGGCGTTCCCGGCCCGCTTTTTCTCTTTGCGCGCCTCGTCAACAGCAGCCGCAGCTTCCACCACGGCGAGCAGCATCTCAGGCGTAGCCCCTTGCTCGACGAGCGCACGGAAGATGGCGGGATCTATGGACACGCTCAGACCTCCAACTTGTACGCGACGATGTCGAAGTCGCGTCCGAGCCCGCCGGGCCGGGGGCGCCAGCGCAGAGCCTTGGCGGGATAGGGGCCGCAGATACTGCCCTCACGGTAGCGAACCATCACCCGCGCATCATCGAGCACAGGGCAATCGCCGCCGTGGTTGCGCATCCACTCGTTAGGCTTCTTGGCCTCAAGCTGCTTGACAGTGGGCAGGGCGGTCATTGCGACACGCTCCGCTCATATGCGCGCATGCTATAGATGATCGTGCTGTGATCTCGGTTCAGAAGCTTGCCGATGCGCGGATAGCTCCAGCCATGTTCTTTGCGCAGGATAGCGCAAACGAACTGGCGCGCGCGGAAAGCGCGGCGGGTTTTGTTTGGCCCCGTAATGTCCTCTGGAGCAACACCGGTCGTGCGCGAGATGCGCGCCACCACTTCACGGCCCACCGATACCACCGGCTTGGGCGCGAAGTGGCGCTGCATCATGGATTGGAAAGGGGTCATTCGAACACCTCACGAGCCCACTCATCGCCCTTGCGGCGTGGGGCCTTCACAGCGATGAAGCGGACCGGAAAGCGCTCGGCGGCGACCTTGATCTTCACGCGAGCGTCATCGGCCCAGAAGCCTTTGACCTCGTGCGCCTCAAGCTGGCCGTCGGTGAGCATGACGGCATAGTCCGGCGTGTAGAACGTGTTGTCGGCGAGCCTGAACTTCAGGCCCTCAAACAGATACCATGCGACCTCGCCCGCATGCTTCCTCGCCTCCAGAAGCGACCCGTAGGCCGCCTCCGTCTTGTTCATGGCGCCGGCCTTCAGGCGGCCTAGTGCGCGCGCGTCGAAGCGGGGGCGCATGGGTCAGAGCCCAAGCGCAAGCTGATAGGTCTCGACGATCGCCTGACGCTCCTGACGCTTCTGAGCGTCCATGGCGCGCTGCTTGATGATCTCGCGGATCGCGGGCTTGTCGAAGCCCTGCGATGAGGCCTCAGTATAGACATCGGTGATGTCGGACGAGATGCCCTTGCGCTCTTCTGTCAGGCGCTCGATGCGCTCGACGAACTGGCGAAGCTGAGCCGCTGATACATTGTCGGTCATGCGAATTGACCCTTCTCATTGCGATTTTGGGGGATGCCGGCGCGGCGCTTGGCGCGCTCAATGCGGCGCTCTTCGAGATGAGCGAGTGTATCGGCGCGCCACGTGGCACGGCGCAGCGCGGTCCGCGTCTCCTGGTAGCGGACGGCGAGCGCGGCAAAAGCGGCGGTCGCGGCTACGGCTTCGACGGTTGCGATGGTGGCGAACACTAGTAGGCCTCCCTCTGTTGACGGGCCTGACGCTCACGCTGGGCGCGGTCGAATTCGGCGATGGCGCGCTTGGCCCGTGCTTCTGGGCTGTCGCGCCTCATGCGGTCCTCAATGATGGCCCGCGCCTCGGCAGCCAGAAGACCGCACTTGCGAACCATCAGCCGATAGTCGTCGAGGTATTCCGGCGGGCACCACGGAAGGACGGTTGCTGTGCGCTTCCTCCCGCGCTCCGCAGCATTTGCCCGCAACTTGGCCTGCACTTCAGGCGTCTGGCTCTTGGCGTGAACCTCGGACATCCGTGTGCGCAGATACTCTGCGACGCCGGGGCGGCTGCGATACTCTTCGATGTTGCGGCACGCGGCGGCAATGTGATTGGCTGACCGCTCCGGATCTTCGAAGAAGGTACGAAGGCCCTTGCGCTGCTTCTCACGGTTGACCGGATTCAGCATGATCGCCGCGGCGGAGCAGGATCGGCAATGGCCGCTCCCACGAGCCTGACACGCGTCGGTCTGGCGGCAGTGCGGGCGCTCGGCGTCAATCACGCTGATCCACCTCCACCTTCGCGGCCATGGCGCTAAAGCCGTTACCAATGGTCTCAGCCATGCGGACGCAGGCGATGGCCCAGAAGCCAAGCGATACGAACGACAGCGTGACGATGAGCGATGTTGCAGAGAGCGGGCTCATGACAGCATCGCCGCAGCGGTGACGAGGTTCCAGCCGAGCAGGATGAGGGCGCTGGGTGCGCCTATGAACTTCCAGTTGCTGGCGCGGATCTCCATGATGGCGACTAGCGCAAGCATTCCGGAGACGAAGATGTTGAGATACCCGATGTTCATGCGACAATCCTCAGTCGAAGCTCGTCGCGGCGCTGGTTCAGCATGTCGGCGAGCGTGGTGAAGCAGTCGATCACGCCTTCGCGATCGAGCTGGCGAATGTCGGCGTCGGAGGCGTCACCGTCCGCGAGAAGGCGGATCAGGGTGGGCACGGTCGCCGCAACGTTGCAGGGGATGGCCGCAACATCGATGTGGACGTGCTCGATCGGGACGGCCTTTGCGCCGACCATGCTGAGCACGGTGTTGAGCGCTGCGGGACCGAACGTGCGGGCCAGCTTCAGCAGCGGCACCGCGGACAGGTCGTTCGCCTTGTTGCGGCAGTTTGACACCGTCCCGGCCGACACGCCCCACAGGTCAGCCATGTCCTGATCTGTGCTGCCGTTCTGCAGTTTGACGATCGTTTCGGACACGGCGGCCCGAAAAGCGCTTTGTGTCAATGCGATGGGGGTCGGCAAGACGTTGGGGGACAGTGGCATTATTACGCCTCCGTATGGAAGGAGATGTCAGAGACCTGATCGCCCGCGTCACGGCGTTCCTCAGCGTCGCGGATCGCGATGGCGTGGATGTCGTCCACGAGAGCGCGAGCGATCAGCAGACCAGCGCCGTCGACGAAGAGGACGATGGCGATACCTGTCAGGAGGAGCTGGGTGTCGGGGGACATCTAGAGGGGCCCTCCGGCCCGGCGGCGGGGGGATACCGCCGGGCCATCGGCCTGCGCGCCACTCGGGAGGGGGGTGCCCGGCGCGAGGAAGGGGTTGCGCAAGATCCTGCGCTCTGGTGGGACACAATGAGTGTTGAACAGCCTGTGGTTGAGCGACAGGCAGAGGGTGATGATCGCGCGCTCGAAGCGTTTCGCCTCTTCTCGCGACTGGGCCTCACCGACCGGGAATATCTCAACGCGGTCAAGGTTATCGTGCAACCACAACGTCATCGGCCTGGGGCGGCTTCCGCCGAATGTCTCGCGGACATGGCTGAGCAGTCGCGCCTCAAGGGTGCGGGCAGTCTGCCCGACGTACCGGATTTCCGCTTCTCCGCGCAGGCGGATGCCGTAGACTGTATATTTCATGCCGCCACCTGCTGGGCCGGCTTGGCGCGACTGCGCGCCTTGCTCCGCTTCGGCGGGCGGGGCTTTAGAAACCACTCAGGGACCGCAACACCGCGCATGAGCGCAAGTTGAGCAACGGCCGCGCGATAATTCGCAGGAACGCCGCGGACTCTCCACATGTGGAGTCGTTGCGGGGTCAGGCCAAACTGACTACCCACAATGGCAGGTTCAATGGCATCGATAAACGCGCTATCGGGGTTTCTCTTGCTTGGCATGGTTTCGGCATACACCAGCGGTGTACGCAACGCAAGGCACATCCTTGGATGGAAATACACGACGATCCATTGCCTAGCGAGCTGATGATAGACGTGTCCGTGCGCCTCCGCGAATTGGTGTCCAATTCACCTCTCACCCAGGCCGAGCTGGCTCGGCGTGTAGGGATCACCCCGCAGCGCCTGAACAACTACCTGAACCGCAAGGGCAACGTGCCTGACGTCGAAACCTTGGCTCGGATCGCTAAGGCGCTGGGTGTGTCGATCGACTATATCGTCGGCTTCAGTGAGCAAGGCCCGGTGGACTATAGTCCGATAATAGTCCGGTTTCTGGAGTTGGCTGGACTAGCGCCTGAGATGTCCGCTGCGATTGCAGAAGGCGTGATTGAAGCTGGGCGAATTGCTGCAGCCTTACCTGACGAAGGCGACCCTGCTCTGCGCTCTCGGCTGGCGGCCCAAACCGTTTGGCAATCACGAGGCGGTCTAAAGCCAAGCTAACAATGTCGTCGATGTGCATCTCAGCCCACTCCAAAGCGATGCTCTCGAAAAGAACAAAACATGAACCTCTCAAAGCACCTCATTTCCTACTAGGGAAGAGGGCTTAACACGACGCTAAAAAATACACACGCCCTGTTGACACTATAAACGTCTGGTGTATGGTCCTCCCCACAGCGGCATCGTGCCGCATGGGGAGCAGGCGATGAGCCAGACAATCATCAGGTTCGCTCAGGCCCACGGGTTTGAAGCTGAGATGGCCGGCGATGCGGTAGCGATTTGGATTCCTACGTGGAACCGTCGCACCCAAGAGCGTGGCATGCTGATCGAGCACGTCACGTCGATGGCCGAAGCGCGCATCGCTCTGGGCTACTGAGCCATGACCCGCCACGCATTCACCACCGCCGACCGAGAACTCCTCGCGGCCTGCACCGCGCAGATCGCGGTTGCCGCAGATGCCACGCAGCGCGCCCGCGCCGTGGTGGATGCCATCTCACTCAGCTTCGGCGCGAACCCGCGTGTGGTTGAGGTTGCTCGGAGGGCTGCGTGATGCTTCACCGCATGAACACCGAGGAAAAGCCGGCCGAGTTCGGCGTGATGCACCTCGATCGCTGGACGGACAGCTATCGCGACAACTTCAACGACATCTGGGTCGTGAAGCGCCACGGTCGCAAGCAGTGGGAGCTGGCCGAGCGCCAGCCCGGGAACCACACCTTCCTGCACAGCCGTCACCGTAAGTTGGAGTGCGCCCTTGAGGCCGCCAACGCTCTCTGTGCGGAAAGGCATGCCCGCGGGTCCGCCGCCATCGCCAAGTCGCGCGGGGAGGGCCGCTGAGATGGCCGACGATATCCGCGCTGGGGACATCGTGATTTGCGTGCCCGTCGAGCAGTCCGACTGCCCCAACATCCACCTTCATTTGGCGACGCAGGTACGGCAAGGCCGAGCAACCGTCCTGAGTGATGGGCGCGTCTATCGTGTAGCGACCCTTGTTGGCGGCGGCCGTGACGGAATCGGCGCCGAGCTTGTCGGCCTTCCGTCGCCGTCGGGCTTTGGCTTCTGCCTTGGCCGCTTCCGCAAACTCCCCACCGCCGACGCCGAGTTCACCGAGCAGATGCGCGCTCTCAAGCCGCGCGTCTCCACCAAGCAGGAGGCTTAATCATGACTGTTGCCACGACCTCGCATGCCACGACTGAAGCCGAAGCGCTGCTGAAGAGTCTGCCGAAGGGCGCCAGTTTCAGCACCAGTGGCAGCGGCTTCTCCGCGAATTGCTACGAGCCCGATGACGTTGTGTGCGGCACGTTCTGCATGGGCCGTGGTGACACGCTCGAACAGGCCATCGCCGGCATGCTCCTCAAGGTTGAGGAAGCCAAGCGTCATGGCAAGCTCCTCAGGACCCCTAAGGAGGTCAAGGAAGCGGTCATCGGCCTGATCCGCGAGCATGACGCTGCGCCGGCCTCGTTCCGTGCTGCGATCGATGACCTGCGCGTGTCGGAGCGCTGACATGGCAACCCACCCCTACGTCCCGGCGATCCTGCCTGAGGCGAACACCGCAGTCATGCTGGACGAGATCCGCGCGATGAGCCGGGCTTGGGACTGCATGGCCGATGCTGACGAGGCGGTCCCGGTCAACTTTGAGCGGTTCGCCCGCGAGTGGGAGGATGGTGCCATCGAGCGCGACCAGCGCCGCGAGCAGATCGGCGAGTTCTTCGACGAGATCCGCGACCGTCAGAAGGCGGAGGAATGGGGCATTCCTGTTGAGCAACTGCCTTGGCGGATGCGCGCTCGGTTGAACGCCGGAAAGGCTATCCTCGTATGAGCGCGCCGCAGACCACTTGCACCGTTCGCGAGGGGCGCTTCGTCGACCCGTGCGACACGCTGGATCGCATGGTGGAGAACCAATTCTCCGCCTTTAGCCGCGCCAAGGGCATCACGCGCTGGGCTTACACCAACATGAAGACGCGCGAGCCCAGCCGGACCTTCTTCGGCGTCAAGTGCCGGGCTCAACCGAACGGCATCCTCTTCAACTTCTGCCCCTTTTGCGGGGCGCAGATCGACGTGCCGTTCGTCGGACATGGAGATCAGGCATGACCGCCACCACCACCCCGCTCGGCCTCGTGAAGCGCACCGAGCCGCAACCCGGCGACCGGATCATCATCGGACATCGCGTCTGCCTCGTGAACGAGCGTCGCGGGTACGACTATCCCGAACCCATCGCCCCGATCCCCGGACCTGCGCCTGTGCTGGTGAATGGCAGTGACGTGGCGCCGATCGCGCTTCTGGTCGCCGTGGTCACGGTCTGCGCCGGCCTGTTCCTCTACGGCGCGCACGGGCTGGGGTGGATCTGATGAGCGCGATCCTCGAACTCGCCGCTCGCGTGGAAGCGCTGACGGGGCCGGATCGTGAGGTAGATGCCGACATCATGTCGTTGTTCACTCACAGCGTAAGCAGCGACGATGGCGACTGGTGGTGCGGCCCTCACGATGCCTCTCCTATCCGCGTCCCAGAGTTCACCGCCTCGCTCGACGCGGCGATGACGCTGGTCCCCGAGAAATGGAAGCTTCGGCAGATGCAATTCGCGGCACCGTGTGCGGACTGCCGGAAGTGGCAGGTGCAATTCTATGGCGGACGGGAAGGTGAGGATTATTTCGTCTCCTTTGCTGCCACGCCCACGCTCGCTCTGTGCGCAGCGTCACTACGCGCTCGCGCCGAGACCGCAGCATGATCCTCCGCATCATCCTCACCGCATTTGCTCGCGCGGTTGGTGGCCAGTTCGGCCGTGACTTCGCACGACGCATTGAAAGGAACCTCTAATGGCAACTGCACTTGTCCCGTTCGAGCGTCATGCTCCGGTAGTCCCCGCCTTCTCAATGTCCGACATTGAGCGCGTGGCACTTGCCATCGCCAAGGGCGGCCTGTTCGGATCGACAGACCCCAATGCTGTTCTGACGCTGTGCCTGTTGGCGCAGGCAGAGGGGCAGCATCCGGCCGTGGTGTTCCGCGACTACCACATCATCAAGGGCAAGCCGGCCAAGAAGGCCGACGCGATGCTGCGCGACTTCCTCTCCAACGGCGGAAAGATCGAATGGCACCAGCTCGACGATGAGTGCGTCGATGCCACGTTCTCGCATCCGTCTGGCGGATCGGCGCGGATCACGTGGGACAAGAAGCGCGTCCAGCAAGCCCAGCTTGGCGGCAACGACATGCACAAGAAATACCCCCGCCAGATGCTCCGCAGCCGGGTCATCTCGGAGGGCGTCCGTACGGTGTTCCCAGGTGCCACCAGCGGCCTCTACGAGACGGGTGAGGTTCAGGACATGGTGGCGCAGGACCGTGCGCCCTCGCAGGCCCGTCAGGAGCCGCAGGAGCGGCCCGCCGAGCCAGAGCAGGTCGAGCACGTCGAGCGCACGTCCACCAAGAAGCGCGAACCGCTCACTGGACCGATGAAGACCCGCGCAGAAGCCCGCCTCAAATACGGCGAGATCGTCCGCGAACTGAACGGCTGCGCCGACACCGACATGCTGGAGGCCTACCTTGCCAGCGAGCATGAGGTTCTTGCGCAGTTCGAGATGGAACTGCCGAACGCATGGAATGGTGACGGTGCGGACTTCATCGGCCTGCGTGCCGAGATTGACGCAGCGCGCATCCGCTGCACCGAAGATGGCGACGCTCCCTACGTCCCGAACATTCTGGACGCCGGCTGATGGATCGGCTCGCCAAAGCATGGGCCACGCGCCGCGCTCGCTACGGCAAGGCGGGCGCCAAGAAGCGCGAGGTCGTGTCACCGATCGCGTGGATCCCTGCCGAGAAGCGCGGGCGATACGACAGCCTGCGCAACATGCACGGCGCCGAAATGGCCCGCGAAATCATCAAGCTGGAGTTGCAAGATGCTTCCTCCGCGCATTCCTAAGAAGTCGAAGCGCGCCAGTCGCTGGCGGTCACAGGCCCACGCTGCTTTTGTCCGCAGCCATGCTTGCTGTGCCTGTGGTGCAACGGCGCCCATCGAGTTCGCCCACGTGCGGCTCGGCAGCCATGCGGGCATCGGCCAACGCCCGGATGATTGGAACGCGGTCAGCCTTTGTGCTGACTGTCACCGCCGCCAGCATAACATAGGGGAAGCGTCCTTCTGGCGTGGCCAGAACGTCGGCGACCTGATCGCGGCGTTCATCAAGGCGAGCCCGAGACGCCACCAGATCGAGCAGGAAATGCGGGAGCGCGGCATATGACCGGCCAAACCGTCGTGCTCGGCTCGGACTATCAGCGCCGCCTCGCGCACACGCTGATCGAGCGTGCGCCGCGTGGTGCCGTGCTGAACGTCCGCGAGGCAAATCGTACGAGCGACCAGAACGCCAAGATGTACGCAATGTTGTCCGACATCGCGCGGGCTAAGCCGGGTGGGCGGGTCCACAGCACAGATGTTTGGAAGGCGCTTTTTATGGCGTCGGCAGGCTTCAAGTGCACGTTCGAGCCGAGCCTAGACGGAACTGGCGTCGTGCCACTCGGATACAAGTCGAGCCGCCTGAACAAGGCCGAGTTCAGCGATCTAATCGAAGCGATTTACGCCTTCGGTGCCGAGCATGGCGTCGAGTGGAGCGACCAAGCACAGGAGAAAGCGGCATGATGAACGCCGAATATAAGCCTGACATAGTTCTTTATCATGCCAACTGCGCCGATGGCTTCGGAGCCGCTTGGGCCTGTTGGATGAAGTGGGGCAATGACGTCAGCTACAAGGCGGCAAGCTATGGCGAGCCCGCTCCCGACGTCTCTGGCCTGCACGTCCTGATCGTCGACTTCAGCTATAAGCGCGACGTTCTGCGCGAGATGGGCAAGCAGGCGCGGTCCATCATCGTGCTCGATCACCACAAGTCAGCGCAGGCTGATCTTGCTGATTGGGCTATCGATGATGCGGCTGGTTCGTTCTGGGCCGACGACGACCCCATGAAGGACGTCCGTCGGAATGACGATCATATTGGCCAGCCGATAGCGGCACTCTTCGACATGGCCAAGTCTGGCGCCAAGCTGGCGTGGGAGTTCTGCCACGAGAACGAGGCGCCAACCCTTATCGACCTGATCGAAGATCGCGACCTCTGGCGCTTCATGGATGCCCGTACCAAGCCCTTCGGTCTGTGGCTCCGTGCTGAACCGTTCGATTTCCAGCGCTGGGAACTGATTGCGCAGCAACTCGACAATGGGCGAGACGGCCAGCGCATCATGGACGAAGCGAATGCCATGCAGCGCTTCTATGACCAGAAGGTGGGCGAGCTGGTCAGCATGGCCCGGTTCATCAATATAGGTGGCCACAGGGTCCCCGCTGTGAACTGTCCTCCCATGTTCGCATCCGAGGTCGGGCACGCGTTGCTTGGCAGCTATCCACAGGCCCCGTTCTCTGCTTGTTATTCCGATCAGGGCAACTCGCGCGGCTATTCTCTGCGTTCGGCAGATGAACGTCAGGACGTGTCCGAGATCGCCAAGAAATACGGCGGCGGAGGCCATCGCAATGCGGCCGGCTTCGGTGTTCCAGCATGATCGCGCGAAGGATCGAAGCGCGCAGCGATGAGACGCCGCAGGCGGCTCAGCCCGAAGGGCGAGAGCCTGGTGCCGCAGGCACGCGCCCAATGCATGCCGCCGACCGCCGCAAGATGATCGTCAAGCTTGGCGAGGATCTGGGGAATTTGATCTGGGAGGCGAATAACAGGCGCAAGGCGCAGTTTTTGGGGGGTCGGTGAGATGCCCAAGCGCATCCAGTTGTCGCGCCGCAAGGGCTGGCGGATGCCTGATAACACGGTGAAGGTCGATCGCACGAACAAGACATTCGGCAACATCTTCACGATTGGCTCAAATCCGAGCCAATTCAGCGCCGCTCTGCCCAGCTATTGCGACACGGTTCAGCAGGCCATTGCGTGCTTCATCTACTATGCCGACACATGGATGGAGATCACCGACGGAAGGTGGATAGAGCCTCTGCGCGGCAAGAACCTAGCTTGCTGGTGCCCGCTCGATCAGCCCTGCCATGCGGACGTCCTGCTCGAACTCGCGAACACCCCCAAATCAACTGAACCTGAAGGGTAAAGAGCGTGGGTGAGAAGATGCGCGAGCGCATAGCCCAGCACTACGAGCGCAAGTCCAAGCGCGTCGCCGCCGCCTGCGCCTCAGTATGGATGATGCGGTTCGCTGACATGGCCCGGGCCGGCCACCAGAACGCATTCACGCGCCGGGTTGAGCGGATGGCCGCGCGCCATGCTCCCCAGGCTCAAGGAGACCTCTTCGCATGACCGACCTATCCACTCTAGAGGCCCTGATCCGCGCTGCGACGCGAGCGCATGATCGGCTCGGCGGCATCTCCACCGAACGGATGGAGGGAGACAACATATCCATCCTGCTCTGCTCGCATTTCGAAGACCTGGACGGAGAGGTCGACGAAAACGGATGGACTGAAAGCGCCACCGATGGCTGCGATGAGGTGCTGAAGGCCATTCGTGACCACTACGCGCCTGTACTGGAAGCCCTCATCTCCCGCATCCGCGAGCTAGAAGCCCAAAACTTCGCGCTGTCGGCAGGAGCATGTGTCCAGCCCGGTCCCGGAGGACTCGTTGGCGATGAGCGCGGGAACTTGGTGTGTGAGGCAATGGAGCGGGTGCGTTCGGCTGAAGAGGAGGTGGAGAGGCTGACGTCGCTCTGCAAAGCCAACAACACGCTGGCCCGCATGACCCGAGAGCAACGCGACGACTGGTGCGCGAAGGCGACGCGTTACCTCGACGCGCTGGAAAGCATCGAGAACGAAGCCGAGCGCGAAAACGGAAGCTGGGTGCATCTCAAGCGCGCCATTGCTGTCGCTGCCCGCACCGCCCTTCAGGAGACCCCAAAGTGACCAAGGCTGAACAGAATATGGTGGTGGTGGAGCTTGTGACGCTTGCCGAATGCCCGCCGGGTCTCTTCATGTTCGGGGACACGCTCGGCTTCAAAACCGAATATGGCGCGATGCGTTGCGTACCGCCGTTCGATGTCCCTGGCGATCAACTCCGCTGGACCGTTAGCCAGCTCCCGGATGCGTATGTTGTGGCCAGTGGCGAGTATTTCTGGGGCGGCACCTCAAGCCACAAGGATCGCGCCAAGCTGCTCGTGACACCGGTCGACGCCACCCGCCTCGCCACTTGGGACGCGGCTTATCGGCGGATGCGGGAGGCGCTGGAGCTGGCACGCCCCATCGTTGAAGCAGATGTGTCGCAGGCAGGCGACTATTGCGATAGCGATTGGGAAGGCATGTCCCGGACAGCCTTGGAGGCAATCGACGCCGCCCTCACGCCCGCCAGTGACGCGCCTGCGGTTGGGGTGGGTGATAGCCAGATCGAACTTGCGGCGCGCTACGTGCTCGACAACAGCCGTCGGGGCAACGCCAGCCTGAACGATGACCAGTTCGCTGCGGATACGGCGCGACTGTTGGATGCCTATCGGGACATTATCCGCAAAGCCGTCGCCTCCGGCCATCTCACCACCTCACCATCGCCCGCAGCCCTCGCCACTTCGGCGGATGCGGGGCGGTTGGAAGAGGCGCTCCGCTACGAGCTTGCGGCCGTAGAGGCCGATATCTCATGGGCAGAAGGGCGCGAGCTGGCAGACTTAATTCGACGCCGCGAACGGATGGAAGCAGCCCTCGCGGCGAAGGAGGTGGGGTGATGCCTAAACCCGAAGAGCATTTCTCCGACTTCCACATCCTCGCCGTGATCAGAGAGATTTGTGAGCAGAGCATTCTGCGCACACCGGCTGGCAAGAATACGGCTCGCCGGATCATGCGGATCGTCGCGCCTGCAATAGCCGGCCAGCTTGGCGCTTATGACGCCGCTCGTTCCAAGGACACCACCCATGACTAACCACAACCAGAGCGAGCTTCGAGAGGCTGTGGCGCTGTTGCCGTGTCCTCTGTGCGGAGGAACTGCGAAGTATCGATACAACGAACTACTCTGCGACAATTCGATGGCGTCATGCACGTCATGCGGGGCGACCGCATTCTGGCGCAAATGGAACCGCCGCGCCCCGCAAGTGGCTGGTGCAGATTGGGTGCTGGTGCCGCGCTTTCTCACGCAGGCCATGCTTGACGCAACATGCGCGACTGAAGATGACGACGACGAGATGCGTCTAACATGGCTGGCGCTTCTCGCCGCTGCGCCTTCTGCGAGTGTCCCGCAAGTGGCTGGGGGATGGCCAACAGAAGATATGGTTGAGGCTGGATGCACCGAAATGTTCGGCGCTGGGTCAAAGCCTCCTGCGGGATGGCCGCAGTATGTGAAGGACGCAGTTATTGGGATTCACCGCGCCATGCTCGCCGCCGCGCCTTCTGCGAGTGCGGCGGAGGGTGGGGAGAATGTGGCCGATCTGGCACGCATTATAGCAAAGAGCGCCGGCCTTGATTGGGATAATCTGCCGAATTCGAACTTCGATGGCGCGACAGTAGGCATGGTCACGCGGTTGGGGCTCATGAACGCGGCTCGCACCATCTCGGATGTCCTCCGCCCGGCCGGGGATGAGCGGGTGAGGGCTGCAGCAGAGGACGCGGTCAGGATCTACGACGCGAGGAATTACCTCTCTCTCGATCTGCGCAATGCGCTGGAGGCTATTCGCGCCGCCCTCGCACAGGAGAACGGCAATGGGTGACATCGAGGGCATCGTCTGCGTCCATTACGACGAGCACGGCGAGATCGAATTTCACGTGTTCGGCGACGAGCGGGTCAGGCTTTTTATCGTCGATGAGCGCGCGCCGAATGACCGGGTCTACGAATACACCTCGCGGACCGACCCTGCCGCGCTGCGCATGCTCACCCCAGAAGGCGTCGACATCGGCAACCGCAACGACGAGCGCCACGAGGCCATAGCGCACCGCATCCTGTCGAGGCAGGACGGGAAGCCGCACCTGAGGAGCGTGGAATGACCCCAACCCAGCAAGCGATCGCCCGCTTCCGCCAATCTGCCGCACAGATCGAGCGAGACGTTCGCCTGTCCGAGCTTACCGATGAGGAGATTGGGGCGCTGGTGTCCGCCGCCTGTGAGCCGGGAGAGGGCTGGCAGCCTATTGCGACGGCGCCGAAGATGCGAGGCGTGCTTCTATGGGCTGATGTCAGCACACGCGATTACAAGAATTGGAAGATGGGCAGCGGCTATTTCCATTCGGGAATGGAAGCTTGGATTTGGGAGGGCGAGACGGTCCGAGATTGGGCGTTCCCGCCAACCCACTGGCGCCCGCTTCCCGCACCGCCAGAAGCCATCAGCGCTATGGGGGGAGGGGCTGCATGACAGCACTGCCTGACATCTTGCGCCACTGGTCGCGCCAGACCGACAAGCGCCGCGGCATCCGGCTGGAGGCCGAGGACCTAGACCTATTGAATGCGATCGGCGTTGGTGAGCTTATCGCTGCCAAGGCCATGGAACTACAGAGAGTGCAATGCCAGCAACGATCGATGACGCTGATCTCTACTCCCGCGGCAAATATAAGCTCGCCTGGGATCGAAAGCGGGATGGAAGCCTCCGATCGCCATTCCTCCAGATCCTCTGGTATGATCAGTCCGCAGGCCGTTTCCGAAGCAAGTCGACGGCTACAGCGGACATTGCGGACGCCGAGCGCGAACTAGACCGGCTCTACCAGAAGCGCGAGCGGGGCGAGGCCGTCTGCCCCACCTGCGGGCAGACCATCAACCGCGGTCATCGCCATCTGCTCGCCGACGCCATCGCGAACTATCTGATCGCGCGCGAGGACTCACCGTCCTATTCGTCGATCAAGCCGCGGCTGGCGCACGTCTCCGCCTATCTCATTGCGGAAGACAAGCTGGCGACTGCCTGCGAGGACGTCGACGCGGATTGGATCAGCGCCTTCCGCAAGTGGGCGATCAAGGTTCCGATCATAGACCCCAAGGCAGGAAGACAGCGGCCGCGGAGCGCTGGCACAGTAGAGGCGTCCGTCCGCCAGCTGGCCGCCGCGGTCAATCACGCTCACGCCAAGAAGGACACCCTGTTCGCCGCGGCGTTCAGCGCGAAGAAGCCGGAAGAGGTGAGCCGCACCCCGACCTATCGGGCGGACATCAAGACGCTGGCGGCCATGTTCCGCTATGCCATGACGCCCAACGCCAAGGGCAAGCAGCGGCCCGACCGACTCGCGCTCCTGCGCTTCCTGCAAATCAGCGTCATCACGTGGTGCCGACCGGACGCCGCGCATGATGTCTCGACGGACATAGGGCGCCGGCAATGGCTGTCGAATGCCCGCGTGCTCGACCTCAACCCGGCCGGGCGCACGCAGACGCGCAAGTTCCGTCCCGCGGTTCCGATCGGTGAGCGCGGTGCGGCGTTGCTCGATGCGGCCTCGGGTTGGTTCGTGCCCGTCGATTCGGTGCGCAAGGCGTTCGAGGCGATGTTGGATCACCTTGAGCTACCGCGGGATCGCGAGACGGGCATGAAGCTCATCCGGCGATCGATCGCGACCATCGCCCGCAAGCGGCTGGGCGAGGAACATTGGGTTCAGGGTCAGCGCATGCTCGGGCACATGAAGCCGTCCACCAGCGACGTCTACGCGCTGTTCGAAACCGGCCAGTTGGGCCGCGCCTTGGCGGTCACGGACGCCATTATCGCGGACATCGAAAAGCTGGCACCGGGGGCGTTTCACCGGAGTGACACCGGACTGCGAATCGTGCCGAAGGAGCTAAGTGCTTGATTTCATGGCGCACCCGACAGGATTCGAACCTGTGGCCTCTGCCTTCGGAGGGCAGCGTATGGCTTGCAAACGCGCGGAAAACTGCGGTTTCTGATTCTGCTACCATGAGAACAAGCTGGCAACATCGCCGATTCGACTCGTGGATTCACCGGAGCGGCACCGGAGCGCCTTTTTGGGATCATTCCGGAGGCGTCACGCACTCAGCCCCATTGCCACTACACCCCATTGAAAGGCAGGATTGAGAGATGATCACGATTAGCGCGCCGCCCACTCCTATCGTGCCGGGCGACACCATTACGTTCCACCAAACGCACACGCGGCACTGGTGGGAATTCTGGAAGCCTCGTTCGCGGCAGGAGTTGAAGACGCTTGTCGTCACCTCGGTCTCGGTCTCCAGCGATGACTGACACCATGATCGAGCGGGTGGCGCGGGCGATCGCCTTGGCGGAATTCAACCAGTCCGACAGTGGCGTGTGTCCCAAATGGTCCGACTATCGGGACCATGCCCGCGCCGTCCTCGCCGCCATGCGCGAGCCGACGCCGGGGATGATCCGTCAGGGCGAGGCCGAGTACGACAAGATCTTTCCCCGCGATGCCGTGCTTGCGGATGTGATGTCGCCTGCCATGGTCGACGCAGCGCTTGCCGAGACCGAAGCATGTCCCCCGCCGAAGCCCTAGCCATCCTCGACCACGCGGCGGACAACGCTAAGGCGTTCGACCTGGAAGAGGTGCGCAAGGCCCTTCGCGCGCTCCACAAGCACCGCGTCAACAAGGATGCGCTCGTTTACTTCTGGGAAGCCGCCAACAGCGCGGAGCCGATCGGACGCAGCCAGAGCATGAACGCCGCGCGAAACAGGATCAGGCTGTTCGTGGAGGGGAAGCTGAAGGAGTAGGGGATTCCCACGGAGTAGGGAGCGCGATTGGGTGGAAGCCGCCCGGTTCCGATCGAGAACAGTTAACGTGGGACAGGTGGAGAACGCCGAGTCGTTTGAGTCCTGCGATGAGATGACTCGATTTGGCGATGAACAGATTGAAACGGCCGCCGAAACAATCCAAGGTCCCGACTTGATTATCCCGATATGACGAAGGCCCGATGCGCTAACACCGGGCCTTCTGATCGGGGTAACTCTCGCACAATCCTTGGCCGGAATGCGAGAGCGAGGCGTCCCGTCAGGCCTGTGGTTCTTCCACAGGTGGGACTCCTCGTCAAGCCGGTCGATCGGACAAAAAGGCGTCCAAATGAACGAACTACCGCGCCGTCGCGCAAGCCGCCCTGACCGGGCTAAGATCACTCCAGATCTGATCCGTGAGGTGCGCAAGCGTCTCGCTGCTGGTGAATACCAGCACGATATAGCTGCGGACCTCCATCTCAACCAAGGCCGGATTTCGGAGATCAATACCGGTAAGTTGGGCGCTGGAGTCTGATGAACCTGCGGCGGCTGACTTCGTGTCGGTCGCCGCAGCCTCTCAAATATCTAACCCGCGCTTCTCCAGCTCAGCCGCCAGCTCGTCGGTGCGCGCCTCATCCTCAGAATCGCAATCAATGCAGTTCCATTCGCGGCGAAGCTCGTCGTCCGTCATCTCGGATGGGGGCTTGGGTGTGTCCATGGCGGCGTAAACGCGCGAGAAGCTACTTGGTGCAAGGCCCCATCATCGCTACCAGCGACCGGCCCCACACCCGAAGATCACCGACCTTGGAGGCGAGTGCATCGGCGGTGCGGGATGCATCGTCGGGGTAGATCGTTGTCGGGCCGGGCTCGGCGGGGACCGTGGCCGCGTCGATACAACGAGTGGGTACGGCGACCTTGACCGGCGGTCCGGGGATGATCTTGGGGACACAAGGGGTCTGTGCAGCGCAGCCGGCGAGCAGTCCAACTAGTGCAAAGATTGCACGGGTTCGCATCACTCGTCTCCATCCGGCTTGATGGTTGCCGGCATGACACTCAGGTCGAAGTGTGCACTATTCTCACCGCACCATGCGAGCAAACTCTTCGCTTGGCGGCCGTGGGGCTTAGGCTCCCATTTCTTGTCGTGGCAGTGCGCGCGCCCGACGACCCCGCGCATAGCGCCGACTAGAGCGTCGATCAGCGCATCGGCCGACCAGACATTGTGTTCGCGCCACGGGACGGCGACCAAATCAATGTCGCGGTTGAGCGACCCATGCACCGTGACGGTATACCCCGCGTCTTTCGCAGCCCGTCGCATGGGCGGCAGGACAAGATCGAGCAATGCTCGGTTGTAGGCGCCTTGCACGATGTCATCGGCTTCCGTGCGGTCACGCATTATTGCACCATACCCTTGGCTTCTTCGAGGAGTTCTCGGCGGTCCATGCTGTTGTGCGCCCACAGGCCGGGCATCTCGCCGTCCTCGAAGGGGCGGCACCAGCAATCCGAAGTCAGATCATGCTCGCGCAAATCTTCGCACGGGATAACGTGGCGCTCGCGGATCATTCCGGACGCGTCGGCCATCTCGCACAGGTCCCAACCAGCCGGGTGAATGCGAGTGGGCATCACAAATCCCTCGCTGACTTGAGCGCATCCGACACGCCGCAGGGCTTACCGCTAGGCCGCGCCGCAGAGGCCGACAGCGCGGCGGACTGGTCAGTCAGCGCCTTGTTTGCCTTCAGTGCGTTGTCGCGCTCCACGAGGGCCGCAGCCGCCTTGGCATCGCCGTCCTTCTTGAGCGCATCGATCGAGGCGTTCTGCTGTCCGATTTGTGTATCCTTCGTTCGGACATTCGCCTCGAGCGTCGAGACGTTCGTGCGGAGGTTCGCAATCTCCGCCGCGTCCTTGTCCTGCTGCGCACGCTCACCGGAGACGCGGATCTCGTGGTAGATGCCCCACAGGATGAGCAGGCCGACCAGCACGAACGCGAGGCGCTCCAGAAGCTTCGCCAGCCATGGCGGTATGGTGAAGCCGCCGATCGTCTTGCCGACCAGCCATGATGCGAGGAAGGTCATGGGCGATCCTTCATAGGGCCATCAGGAACAAGGGCTCCGACGATCGCCACGGCCATCGAGATGTAGGACCACGGCGAGGGGAGGGCGGACGCGGCGGTCACGCCTGCACCGAACATGATCCAGGTGGATCGCTCGTTGAGGCGGTTCCTAAGGTATGTCATGCTTGGCTCCATAGAGAGCGGCTTCGGAGGCCCGGCGCTTGACGAGGCCAGGCAGGATCTTCCCGCCGGCGTAGACCCATCGCGCGAACTGTTGCTGGGCGCCGGCATGGTCGCCCGCGAGGTGCTTCCTGAGCAACGTGGAGGTTTGCAGGTTGTGGGCGCCGGCGTTGTACGCAAAGTCCACAAGCGCATCGAACTGACCTTGCGTAGTCGGAGCATTGCCGATCATCGCATTGACCTGCGCATCCACCTTGGCGAGATCGGCTTCCAGCCGCGCATCGGCCTGCGCTTGCGTCCAGACCGTCCGAGGCGTGACATCGGGGCCGGTAGCGCCCCAACCACAGGTGAAGGGCTCGGCGCCCGTTCCCGGGTCGGGATAGGCACAGAGCTTGCAGCCCTCCGACTTGCGGATGAGATCGGCGCATTGTGTTGAATGCTTCATGGATGGCCCTTTCCGCTCAGGAAGTTCCACGCCAGCGCCGCAGCCGTTGCGACCCAACCGACGAGAGGGGAGCCTATAAGCCACGCCAGAAGGCCGCTCTTCGCGACTTGCTGGTTGCGCCATGCGTCGAGGAGATCGACGCGCCCCTCTAGCTTCAGGAACCGCTCGTCGGTCTTTTCCCGATGCTCGTTGACGTGCTTGATCTCGTTGGTGATCCCCGCCAGATGCTCTTTGACTTCGCCGACCACGCGCTCAAGCCGGTCAAAGCTCGCGCGCATAAGCCGCATCTCCTCAAAGATCATCTGTGTGGGGTCTACAGTCATGCGGCGAGGCTCGCCATCGCCTTCATTACCGGCGCTTGGTTTGAGACCGCCGCGCCGGTGAGCGTGGCGCTGGCGTTATCCGTGAAGGTGACGGTCAACCCGCTCACCGAGTATATCCGCTTCAATGAAGGGGACAGCCCCGTCACGTTGACGAACGACCCGCTCACGAGCCCGGTTGTGTCAGCGAAGGTCGCGGTCCTGCTTCCGGACGTCGTGCTCGCCGTCGTTCCGCTACCAATCGCCCCGAAGGTGCCTGGTGTCGTGCAAACCCAACCGGGCACGCCAGCCGCCGCAGGACCGATATTGTCGATGGTATCGCCTTGGCCCCACGTGCCCGTGGTCGGCACGGCAGAGGCGCGCACCTTCTGTTGCCCAAGCAGACGGTTATGATCGTCGTAGAAGTTGGTCGCTGCACCGCCTGAGTTATCATAGGAGGCGTTTGCCCACGGCAGATAGCTACCACCAATAAAGCTGGAAAGCTGCCCCGACGCATTCAGGCCGCAATCATTACCGTCTATGATAAGCGTACCGATCGCGCCGGCCGCAGGGGCGCTATTGCTTAACATGGTGCGACGAATGGGATTGATGGCAGAGTATGAGTTGTTTCTTATGCGCATCTTGGTTGCAGCGAATGAGGATGCCGACGTAACCACAAGCGCCGCTCCAAGGCTTGCGCTCGAATTCATTCCGTCAACAGTATTATTTTCGATGTCAACCAACGTGCAATTGGAGCGGATGTCCAACTGAAACGCGCTGGACATTGTGCCGCTCGCGACAACATTTCTGATGGAAATGCGGTTGGACGGCTGACCGGTAAGATTGCTGATCTTAGCAATCTGACCGAAACCGGCATCTATGGTGGCGCCGTCAATGTCCGAGTTGATTTCTGCGTTCAGGAAGTTGAAGGCATTTGTCGTTCCGTCTGAAAAACCGACGTTATTGAGAAGAACGATGTTGCTTGCCGACGCATTGGCCGAGGAGGCGAAGATTGCCGCCAAATTTGTCGCCAGATACGTGCAGTCCTTCAGGGTAATGTTTCGGTACGTGATAGTTCCATCGTTATTTTGATGGAAGCTGAATACGTTGAGCCCCGCGCCGATGTTCGACGCGATAACATCGTGAACGTCACACACGCTCTGGTTAGACGTTTCGGGAGTGACCGAGCAGCGGGCGAGCGTGTAGAATGTGTCGCCGATAGAAACCGCAGTTGTGAGCGCTGAGCCTAGCGTCACTGTGTTGTTTACGTAATCAACTGAACTGACGACGTAGAAATTTCCGCCGATACGCAAATACCTTGGTGTCGATACGTCCGTCTTGTTGATGTAATAAGCATCAGATACCGTGACAACGGTTTGACCGATGGCTACATTAGTGGTCGCCGTTGCGACAGCGAACAGCCCATCCTGGACCACATCATGCACGATCGTTCCGAACGGCAATGGAGAGCCGAACGTGGCCTGCGTCAACGTCGTTTCAGCAACTCCCTCGATAGCACGGTCCTGATCTCCAGTGCTATAGATATTGCTGATGCTGCCATTTTTTATGTTGCCATATGCGACCCCAGCGTCTCGGCCGAAGTTCGTGGCGACGTTGTCGACGAAGTCATCATGGCTGGACAGTAGAGGATTGTTCTTGAACGCGGTTCCATACATGGATACCCCGTTCTTGGATGTCCCGTTCTGTCCGCCGTGACCGACATAATCGGCCTTGCAGTTCAGGATTTTCCGGTTGAAGCCGCCAAACAATGAGCAGCCGTCGCTGGGCGTCCCCTTGAAATAGCAATTATCGACCAGAGTGTTGGTGCTGTAATGGCAATTGATGCCGTTCAGGCGCCACGTTCCAGACAGCGCCCGCCAGTTAACGCGCAGGTCGCAGCGGAAAACGAGGTCGCGGAAAATGTTGTTGTTCGTGAAGGTCGCAGGGGCGTTGTCGAATATGAACCCGTTGAAATTGGTCCCGGTGGGCTGATCGAACAGCCCGGTAAAGGCGTCGCCCACGCCGACGCAGCCGATGTTACGTGCCTTGTTCGTGGGGGCGGCGGGGAGCGTCGACCAATCGATCGCAGTCGTGGGGTCAAGCTGGATGCCTCCTCCGCCGACAAGTGTCATGGAGCAGTTGGCCGCCAGGGTGATCGCCGGGTTGGAGGCGGAATAGCCGATTCGATACCACTTGCCGCCGCCGTGCACGATCTCACATCCCGCACCCGGAGAGGTGAACGCGATCTCCTGAGCCCGTTGCGCGGCTGCTACAAAAGCAGCGACATCGTTCGTCGCCGCGGCGAGGCCTACAGCGATTACGCCCTGGTCAGTTACATTGGTGAAATCCGGGCAGTCCCCCTTTGCTCCGAACGCATCAACGTGCAGACGGCCGTTCTGCGCGACGATCTCGAACCACCGCCCGTTCGCGGTCTGGAAGCGGTAGGGGGTTGTGCCAGTGTTGGTCGTGGCCGCGTAGAGAGCCGCGCCGATGCCGACGGTGGAGTAGCCGCTGGTCTGGACGATATTGATGGTAGTCGGGATTTTTAGGGACGACGCAGATGTGAATAGGCCGACGACGGGGGTGTCATCAGCGTGAACCACGCGATCCCAAATGGTGTTGCCGTTCGCGTCGGAAACGATCTGGCGATAGTCACCTGACCCGAAGATGATGGCAGTTCCAGAAGCATCCAGCGGAACGGGGTTGGCGTTTAGCGTGGTCTGCGCGGAATCCTGCCAGGTGTCCTTGGGCGTTGTCGTGCCGGGGACGTAGAAGGCCACGCTTCCAAGCGCGAGAGAGGTCCCGGCTGCATCAAGAAACTGCTGCTTACCATAGGGGACGACAACGGCCATTTTGTGCCCTTTCGAGACATAAAAAAAGCCGCTCAGGGGCGGCTGGATGCGGTGGATTTTTCACGGGATCTGGCGCAGAATTCGCGCCCTATTGGGAGGCGGCGGATTTGTTCACGCGGATTATGCTACGGACCGGCCTTGTCGCCGCGCTTCTGGGGTTCTTGTGGATGTACCTGCCGGACACCGCGTCCACTGACCCAGAACAGGTATCGAGATCCCTCCACGGAGGGCTTGTGACAGCCGGGATATTCTTCGCGCCGTTCGGATTTCTGGCGTGGATCTTCCATGCTCCGAGGAGGCACTCGTGAGCCCTCAGACGGAAGCTGGTCTGTCTTGGGTCGGGATACTTATGTTGGGGCGTGTTATTGGCGTCCTGACGCAGGGCTTCCGGGCGCGCTTGAGCAATAGGATGTGGTACTGGTTCTATTTCAGCGTCTACGCTGGAGGCCGCATCATTCGAGGCACCAAGCGGCGGTTAGCGCGCCGAGGGCGCGCTACTGTTATGGATGAGACGGTTGACGCCGATGGTCGCGGCTGGAAGACGATACCCACTGAATACACTCGGCGCTCGCGCTGAAGCGGGAGCCGACTGCTCAAGGAGCCCCTGCACGATTTTAGCGCCGCTCGACCCCGGCTCCATGCCCTGGGTAAGCAGATTGGCAACCGCCGCGTTGGTTGCCGGGTCGCGGCGGTCAGCCATTGCCCGCAGCATGTTGAAGCCGTGCGTCACGACACCGGGCGCGTGCCCAACAGCGGCGCTTTTCGCCATATTGAACCCCGACAGCGCCGCCTGCATCTGAGGAGAAGAATCCTCCGCGACGCGGCCGGCCGTCGCTGAATTGCCCAGAACCGCCTGCCGCGTGGCAAACATCCGCGCTTCAGCCTTGATGTTGCCAATGAATTTGCTGAAGTCGCCGTCGCTCTTGAACAGCGGACGGAGCTGCTGCCGCACATAGTCATTGCCGATAATGCGCTTGGTCTCATCGCCTCCTGCGGATGTGCGGGCGATCTTTTCCAGCAGCGCATCGGCCGCTCCTTGCTTGAAGAACTCCTTATCGCCGTCGCTCAGGTTGGCGAGGAAATCGCGGTTCGCCTCCGGGCGCTGGTTGAGAATCTGGCGCCCACGGTTGAGCGCATCCATGCTGGTCGACGGGCCAGAATAGGCCGCCCTCGCAGACTTATAGGATGGGTTTACCCGGTCCATCTCGTTCAACAGGTCGTTCTTGACGCCATTGATCGCGCGTCCAGCCTCGTCGAGGTGGAGGATGCCAGTCGTCTTGTCGCGGTATTGCTCGATCTGGTCGTCAAGCCCGCGCTTCACATAGTCGAGTGTCTGCGTGGAATAGCCATTCTGCCTGACCGGCGAACCGCCCTGCGGCTGCGCAGCCATATTAGCCTTGGCTGCGTCTAGTTCGGCACTCGTCTTAGCCACCGCATCGCGGGCCGGCGCCACCCCACTTGCAGAGCCCCCACCGGAGGCCTTACGGGTGGCGCGCTCCAGGTCGGCCGCCGCGCTGTCGTAACCCTCGCGCGCCGCCTGCAGTCTGTCCATGGCGCCAACTGGCGTGGGGTTCAGCGACACCGATCCATCTGCGTTGTGGACAAAGCCCATTTCGACCGGGTTGCGCCCCTCATTGGCGGCGATCGTGTAGGCGCGAGCAAGCGCGCCCTTCCCGGCTGGGGTCCCGAGAATTGAATCGAGCTTCGGGCTGGACACTGGCGGCTGCGAATATGCCTCTTCATAGAGAGGTTTGGCGGCTGCTGCGCGCTGCTCGACTAGTGCCTGCGTGGTGTCATGCGATGATCCGCCGTCGCTGATCGCGCTGCGAATATCGCTCGCGACGCGCTGGCCTGCGTCCTTGTCGCGCCCGTTCAGCGTGTTGGTGATGATCCCGCGACTCTCGCCCGGAGCCCGCGCCATGCGCCCGGCATACGATGTCAGGTTTTCGCCGCCAAGGTCCATCAGCGTTAGCGGCTTGCCCGGGTTCTGCGCGTGCATGTCAAGCATGTCCTGCGCGGTTGGTCCGCCAGCGTTGATGTCCTGCTGGATGCGCTGGGTGACACGTTGAGCCGCCAGGTCCTCAGGATCGACCCGGCCGAGCGCGCGCGAGCCGAGGTCAACCGCAGAGGACAGTACGGGCTTTGCAGCCTGGAAGAGCTTGTTCGCGCCGGCGCCTGCGACACTCGCTGCAGGCGCCAGAACCGCGCCGGCCTCGGCGCCGGTCAGCGGGCTCTGCCCCGTGAGTGCCGCTCCGCCCGCGCCAGTGACGGTGCCGCGCGTGATGAGGGAACCCGCACGCAGCAGGAGATTGCGTGGAACCGCCGCCGCACCCGTGAGCGGGTTAGCCGCAATAGCACGCCCCGCCGTGCCGCCCACGAAATCCGCGACTGCGGGAGCGCCCGCAGCGGTCAACCCAGAACCGAGCAGCGCCTCTCCGCCCATGAGGAGGGGGGCCGTACCAACGATATTACCCCCGAGGCGGGCGAGCCCCCCCGATAACGTCTTGCCCGCAGTTTGGTCGTAAACCGACCTGTCGGTTGCGTAGCGGGTCAGCAGATTGTCCGGCTCTAACCCGGTCTTCGCGTCAAGCGCTGCAAGTGCGGGAACCTTGCTGTTCACCCACTTCGCTAAGTGCGAACCGGCCTCTCCAATATCCTCGATCCCCTGGCGGAAGCCATGGCCAAGGTTGGTGAGGATGCTGTCGGAGGGCTTGCCGGGCGTCTCGCCGGGCGGCCCGTACATCGGATAACGATGGCCGTCGTCGGTCTCGCCCCATCCGAAGAAAGCGCCCTTGGTGGACGGGTCGACTGCTGGAACCTTATTACCCGTCTTGGGGTCGGTGACGGTATCTCCCGTGGAGGCGCCAGAGCTGAGCCCATCGAGCTCCTTGCGGGTGTCCGCATAATCGGCGGGCGCACTCATCCCCGAGGCGCTCAGGTCGACATGATCGTCAGCCGTTACCTTGGGCGCAGAGGTAGGCGCGCTAAAGCCCATCGCTGCCAGATCGCCGCTATCTCCGGGCATAGAGTTCAGCACCTTTCCCGCATATGCGGCGTTTTCCTTGCCCCAGCCGGACCGGTTCGGACCGCCCTGATAGAGACGCAGGGCCTCCGTAACGTTGCCCTTGGATGCCTTGAGGTTGTCTGCCATGAACCGCGCGGCGCCATCGATCGACGAGGCGGGGTCGGTCGGATCGACCCCGTAGGCCTTGGCGGTCGCGGGCGTGAACTGCATGAGGCCGAGCGCGCCCTTGCGGGACTTGGCATTGGGGTCGCCGCCGCTCTCGACGACCGCCTGACCCTGAAGGATGCCAGAAGGCAGCCCATATTTCTGCTCTGCCGCCGACAGTAGATCGGTGTAATCGGTCATTTCACCAGACCGTTATGGCGGGCGAAGGACAGGCTCTGTGCGAACTTGTCCTTCTCCGCGGCCGACATGGCGCCGACCAGCGCCTTCTTCTGCTCCTGGCTCATGTACTGATACTGGAATGCCAGAGGATCGACGTGCTTGTTCCACGTCGTGGTGAACTGATTGAATGTCTCCGAGCCCTTGCCGCTCTGCTTGTAGCGCTCCCAGGCCTGCGCCTCGGCCTGCAAGGCATCGTTGTTGCCCTTGATGACCGAGATCTGTCCTTCGTTGCCGAGCTTGGACAACTGGCTTCCTGGCGAAGCGTGCTCGATCATGGAAAGCTGCTGGTCGGTGCCCGAAAGGCCCATCTGCTGCCGCTGGCGAGCGACTACCTGCGCCGCCATCTTGCCGAAGCCCTCCTGCGCGGCGACCTTCTCGGCATCGAATGGGCCAAACTGGCCCATGAATCCGTTGATCGCCGACATGGCGCGGTTGCGCCCCTCGGAGCCCGGCCCGGAGCTCGGCATCTTCGAGAGATCGCCCGACATGTTGGCGAGGGCTGCATGCATGTCCACGGTGCCGCGAGCCGCCTGCTCGAAAGCAAGCGCCTGCTGAGCGGTGCCGGAGCCCGCCGTAGTAGCTGCAGCCTGCGCAGCGGGAGCCATGCCAGTGGCGATCGTTCCCATACCCGCACGCTGCCCGAGGGGGGTCGTCGTCGGCGCGCCGGTGGGGCTGACAGGCCCCGTGACGGGCGAAGCCGCCTCGCCGGGCGACAGTGTGTTGGTCAACGTGGTCGGGGCGGCGAGGGGTGCTGTGTTGACCGTCTCCTGCGTCGCGCCAAGGTTCGCCAGACCCATCTGATGATAATCGAGGATCTGTTGCGCGGCCTGCTGCGAGCGAAGCTGCAGCGTCCGCAGATACGCGGGGATCTGGGTTTCATCAGCCGGCATCGCCGAAAGCTCGGTAGCGGCCATCTTCGGATCGAGGATGCCGTTCGCCACAAGGGTCCCGGCCAGCGACGCAACATCCTTGCTCGTCACGCCCGGCTTATCCGCCAAGGCCCCGAGCGAGTTTGTCATGAAGCCATTTTGCTTAAGTGCGAGATCGACGCGCGCCGTATGTTCGGCGACCTGCGCCTGCCGCTGGGCCTGCAAATCCGCAAGCGCCTCGGGCGCGGTGAGCGCCGCATCCGGGTTGTGGGCGATCGCCAAACCCGCAGCATTGGTGTCAATGACGCCATCGGACCCGGTCGCAGCCTGCACAGCCTGTCCGGCAGCCTGTTTGGCCGCCATCGTCCGGGCGACAAGCTGGTTCTGCTGCGTGCGGCCGCGGAGCTCCGCCAGCGACGACAGCATGGTCAGCGGGTTGTTGGCCTGCTGCTGCGCCGCCATCGATGCGGCGGTGGGATAGGTGGATGTGTCTACAGCCATCTTATGCTCCGAAGATCCCAGCGCCATATTTGTTGATCAGGGCGGCATTGCCGATGCTGTTACCGATATTGCCAACGGCGGAGCCCATCGCGTTGTAGGACGCTGCCGCCGCATTGCCTGCGCCGATCGTGTTCTGGCCGATCTGCTGCGCGGTTTGTGTGCCGTAGGCGCCAGTCTGGGCAGCCGCATTCTCGCCAAGCTGCGTCACCCCGAGCAGCTTGTTATAGGCGTTGGTCTTTTGCGCCTGATCCATGTTGAACTGGTTCTGATACGTGGAATCAGCGAGCCCCGTTGCGTAGCTCGCCGCGCCCTTCATCACCGCGCCTGAGTTGAGCAGCCCACGGGCGCCCAGCGCGTTGTTGGTGGCCTTCAGACCCTGCGACAGGTTGAACTGGTAGCCCGGCGTTTGCTCCAGCTGCGCCTGCGTCATCGAGAATGGCTGGGTCAGATCGCCCAGCCGGGCCATCAGCTGGTTGCCGCCCTGCTGGCCGAACGCCTGATAGGGCGCCAGATCAGAACGGGTCTGGTTGTACATCTGGAGCTGGGTGGCGCTCGCCTTGTCGGCCGCGTTCTCCTGCGCATGCGCAGCGCTACTAGCTCCGATTGCCGTTCCGACACCGCCGATGACGGCGCCGCCAACGATAGCGCCTGCAATTCCCATCTAAACCTCCGACAATGCCAGACGAAAGACCTGCCCGTTGTCTTCCGCGCCTAAACGGCGATAAATCGCGTCGATACGGGGGCCAGAACCCCTCACGCCCGCCTGCATGAACACCTCGTCGACGCCGCGCTCCTTGAGCGACCGGATTGCGGCGCGCTGAAGCTTCATGCCCAGACCCGGAACATCCTTTGAGGCAAAGAAGGTGGTGTTCGTGGCGCTCGTCACCTTTTCCGAGGTGAGGGACGGCGAGATCAGCGTCATCAGATAGCCGAACATCCGGCCGTTGCAGCGGGCAGTAGTCACCTGCATCAAACCATGGTCGTTCAGCACCCGCATCAGCGGGATGTTCTTGGCGCTCCAGTCGCCCGGCGCCTCCCCGACCTGAACCAGATGCTCGTCAAACAGGCCGCGCGCGTCACGCAGCCACGTTTCGAAGCCCTCGGTCTGGATCGTGATGCCATCCGGCAGCACGGGCTCGCGGGTAGCGAGATCGGTCAGCATCCGATGCTTGGCGATCGATGCCAGCTTGTCCATCTGCGGGCGGAACGCGGTCACATATTTGACCAGCGCCCGCATATCGACCTGAATATTGACGTTTGCCAGTCGCGCCCAATGCGCGGGATCGTGCTGGTAGGGCAGGCAATATTCAAACACCCTCGCGCAGGCCTCTTCCCGCTCCAGGTCCTCGAAATTCACCGACAGGCACGGGAGCCGGGCTTCGATCTGGTCGAGCTTCCGGTCAAACGCCGTAAGCCCCTTTGTCAGCGCTTCACGATCAAACCCAATGCCCGGCAGCGCCATCATGCTCTCGACGACCTCGCCGACAGGGCGGCGGATCACGAGGACCTTTGTGTCAGGGGCCATCTTGGGCAGCAGGCGCCATGAGCCCGCAGCTGCCGTCTCGATCGTCCCGGTATTGGGCTGGGACAGCCATGACCGCACATCGTCGAGGCTGCGCATGTGGCGCAATTCCTCATGCCCGCACGACCATTCACCACAGGTCAGGAATTTCGAGAGCCATGCCGTCCGCGATCTGGGGAGGGCGAGGCCGACGAAGCTCATCAGGAGAATAGCACCCCGCCGATCTCGCTGGCCGTGATGGACGTGGCGGCCGAGGCGAACGCCTGGAATGCGTCACCCGCCGCCAGAGTGGGGATGTCGACATCCATATGGGCGTTTGCAGCGATACTCTCGGCGTTCAGGAAACAGTTCCCGGGGCCCGCTGCGCCGGCATTGGGAACGGCATAAGCCGTCACCGTTACAGCTGTTGCCGACGTGTTAGTAAAGCGCACCCGGCCATTCTTCAGGACCGTGGTGGTGGGGGATGCGGGGCAGGTGTAGATCGCCGCCGCAGCAGCCGCGAGGACTGTTGGTGCGAACAATTGCGTGAATGTAAGGGCCATGATCTACCTTCTTGCGCAGAGCAGTGTCTGGAGGTCGCTGACCTCTCGGCGAAGCTTCTCTGTCTCGTCCCGGGATCCGGGGTCGGATAAAATCAATTGCTCCAGCGTGTCGGCTGTTTCCTGCGCGGTCGCCGCATTGGTGACTGCCGTATCCGCCGTGCCCTGCGCTTGCTGGGCTGCGAGGGCCGCAGCGACCGCTTGATCGATCGACGTCTTCCAATAGTTCTGGAACTGCTGCGTCGCCCGGCCCTGCGCATCTGCGATCGGGAACGGGAAATAGGGGGCGATCGGCGGCGCCGTCATGTGCGATGACCCTTCACATCGAGCCATGCACCATTGAGCGCCGTCTTCGTGGGAACGGACCACGACAGTTCAAACACCCTGTCGCGCGCCATGCCTAGCTGCCACCACTGAATGGATGTGTCATATTGACCAGCTGACCCGAGCGGCATCAGCACAGGATCACCAAACGTTGCGCCTCGGTCGTCACTCCATCTAAGCGACACCATCGGCGGATCATCCGTTTCTGATCCCGGAAGCGTGCCGACCTCCATGTCTGCAACGAACCGCGTGTAGGAGACCCTGTTGCCGTCATTCACCAGGTGCGGGAAGGTGCGGATGTAGGCGATCGGGGCGCCGTTGTCGGTGTAGGTGTCGAGGTCGAAGGCGTAGAGGTTGCCGTTCTCCCAATCCCCGCAGACGTTCAGCCCGTAGGCGAACGCCGCACAATTGGCGCGATGGCGATGTGGGGTTCCATCATCATCCAGCCATTCGCGCTCGTGCCATTGCTCGGTCGCCTGATCATACACCCATGTCTTGTCGGCGTCCGGGAAGGTGAGCTGGTAGAAAGCGTGACCGCCCATCTGGAAGCAGAAGCCGATGGCGTCCGAAACGTCGCCATATTTCCCGAACTCGGCCTCGATGGCGTGGGTCGAGATGCGCTGCGCGGCATAATTGCTGCCGCGCATGACGATCAGGTCCCCGGCCTCGTTCTGCGACAGCCAGTACACCGAGAGATCAAATTTGCAGACCGAGTATGGAGCAATCGTGCCGTGCTCAATGAACACGCCCTGCATTTTCCCAAAGGTGAAATCTGCCGCGCCGGTATTGTAATGAACCTCGGTCGACAGGCGTCCGATCAGCCATATTTCGTCGTGCATGACGATCGGAACTTGGAGGTGATCCGGGCTGCTCGCCTTGGCCGCGATGTCGAGAGGGTCAAAACTCGTCGATTGGGTCAGCGAAATGTAATAATTGTTCGTGTTCGGCCGGTCGAATACGAAAAATGTATCGCACTGGTCGACGCGCTTGGCGCCGTAAAAGGCGGGATCGGTAATCTCCGCCATGACATTGGTGGTCAGGTCGATCTGCCAGCCCTGGCTTGTCCCGTTTACGACAAAGATCGAGAATCCGTTATCGGCCATCGATACGATGCCGCTTCCTGGCACCGTGCCGAGCGCGGTCAGGCTCCAGTCCTTGCCGACCAAATAGGCCGTATTGCCCGAAACTCCGTACAGCTGGCCGGTCGTCCTTGAGCTGAACAGGCACCTCCAGCCGCCTGTTGCGGACGTGGAGAGCAGCCTGAGCCCCGGCGCCGGATAATGTGTCGTCGGAAACGGGCCGCTGCCCGGCGTCTCTTCGAGAAACAGGTTAACGCAACGCTGATCGTTCGCGACGATGGAGCGGGCGACATAGGCGCCCGTCGAGAGGTCAACCCTCATGAGCCGCCGCCTTGGTCGCTGTACACGTTGTAGCGAGCGCCACGGCTCATCCCGATAGGCATCTGGAGCCGGGGAATCTGCGTGTTTGCTGCTCGGATCGTACCCAGCGCGGCCTTGGCGAGACCGATGATGGCCCCATCAGGCTCAAGCTGGAAGAAGGGACGGAGCCGCGCCGCGAGATTGTAGATCAGCGCTTCCTGATATTCGGCAGGAAGATTGATGTCCTGCGACAGGCCCGTAAACGCCGTCAGCGGCATCTTGAAGGTCAGGGTCAGCCCATAGATCCCCGCATTGGGAGCGGGCCACGGATAGACCGTGCCGAGCGGGAAGCCGGCGTCGTAGAAGATATAATAGGGCAGCGAGACAAGCTGCTTCATCGCGATGCGGTTATAGTCCTCGCGGGACTGGAGGATTTCAAGCGGCGTGTCGATCTGCTGGGGCGTGCCAAGGTTCTGGCTCACAAACGCAGCCTCAAGCCCCGTGGGGCGCGCTGAGACGTTGAAGGCGCCCGTGGGGCCAACAGTGTAGGAAACTGCCCCTGTGGCCGTCAGCGTCGAATTGACGAGGTGATAGATCAGCCAGCGCTTGGCCGCCCATTGCCCGATCATCGCATTCAGCATCGTGAAGATGTCGTTTGCCTGCCCCTGAGGCAGGGTCTGCCCCTGCGCCAGCGCGCCAGCGTTCTTCGCGGCGAGGTTGATGATGTCGCGCGGGGTCATGGGATCAGTACAGCGCCAGGATGTTGGTCGCGGTCGTGCCCGTGGCGAAGACCTGTCCCGGCCGAACGCGGAGAATGCCCACCGGAACCGCCTTGAACAGAACGCTCGCGCTGTCATGGGCCAGGGTCATGGTGATGTCGCCCGACACGCCCACGAAGAGCATCTTGGGGATTGCCGTGAGCGGGGTGGCATCGGACGGCGTGACCGCGACAGCCGAGCTCGACGGGTCATCCAGATATTCCGTAGGCCAAGGCCCCTGCGATTTCGCGAAGCGGTCGGTTGCCATGCTGGCCCTCCGTCAGAAAGAAGGGCGCGACCCGAAAGCCGCGCCCTATGGGGTCAGAGAGCGTCCGCGACGACCACGGCCCATTCCGGCCGCACCCACTGATATCCGTACAGAATATCGAGACGGGTGATGAACTGGTCGGTCGAGACGTTGTAGGCGGTCACCATGCGGAGGCTGGTGCCGTCGAACGTTTCCCGAGCAGCTTCGTGCACGCCGCGCGGCAGTTCGAGATCCGCCGTCACCATCGTAGCGGCCTGCGGCAGGAACGCGAAGTTCTTGCGGTAGACCTCGGACGCCTTGTTGACGACCTTGATCGGCTGCCCGTTGGTGGGCGAGGCTGTCACGGTCGCATAGGCTGCGGGAGCAACCACGATCGCCGGATAGATCGGGATCGAGGTAGCCGAGGCCGCCACGTCCGCCGTCACCGTGAACTGCGCCAGTACGCCGTTATCACCCTTGGTGATGCGGTTGACCGAGTTGGAGCCCGGCAGGGTGATGATGTCACCCTTCTTGAGCGGACCGTTCAGCGCCGTCACAGTGATGGTCGAGCCGGTCTGGCCGGCGCCCGAGATGTTGCCCAGCGTGCCGTAAGCACCCGTGGTGTGCTTTCCGACCGTCTGGTCCATCATCCAGTCGTAGCCGAGCGCGCTGGTCATCGAGCCGGTTGCGTACTGCTTGGACAGCGCGCCCTGCGGGTTCAGCAGGCCGGCGAGCGAGCCCACCGTGCGCGCCTGCGTGAACGGATCGATCATGATCTTGCGGTCAGCCTTGGGGGCAGACAGCGAGTCCAGGAGCGCGCCGGCATTGAGCCAGGTCGTGACATCGGGGGTGATGGTGTTGCCCGAGCCGTCGACCTTGTTGACGAAATTCGGGATCGCCTCTGCACCCGAGATGATGTCGGCCGCGACCGCGCCGGCGAGGTTGTTGATTGCAGGGGCGAGGATGCGCTTGGAATAGTCATCCAGCGAGAGCGCGCGCTCGGCGGACGAGAACTGAACGTCCACGCCCTTCTGCGTCGCCACGGTGAGCGTGGTGTTCTGCTCGGTCGTATCCTGCGGCGAAGCGGCGGCGCCGGTACGAACGGTGAAGTCGTTGGGCAGGCGAATGCGCAGCGACGAACCGATCTTGGCGCCCGACTTGGCGAACTCGTCGTCATACTGGCGATCGATGTTCTGCAGGAAGGCGTTCGAGTTCTTCCAGAGACGCACGGCTTCGCGCGTGATCTGGTTGATGGTCAGGATCGTATTGGCCATGAAAAGCTCCATCAGGCCCTTGCGGGCGCGGGGAACGGCACGTCATCCGACGTTCCATTCGGGTGGTACGGATCAGGACTTCAGAGAGTCCTCGCGCCACTTGATCCACTCGGCCGTCGTCATGTCCTCAGGCGACTTCTCGCCCCGTGGAGATGCGTCGATCGTACGAATGGGAGGTGGTGCATTGCTGACAGGCTTCGCCTTCGCCGGGCTCATCGAGAGCTTTGCGAGGGCAACTGCCATGGGTACGGGGGCAAGGCTCAGGATGCGTGCCGCCTCATCCATGTCCTGACCAAGCGCGTAGAGGACCTTGTGCGCATCGGGCAGCTGGTTGACGGCTTCCAGAACGGGAACCGGCAGACCGCCGAGCATCCGGAAATTGGCGATCGTGTCGTCAAAATCCTGAAACTCGGTTTTGCCCGAAGAATATACCTCGTTGCACTTGTCGTCGAACTGGCGGGCCTTGAGCATCTCGTCGACCCTTGCGGCCGCGAGACGGTCGATTTCGCCCGCCTGGATGGGCTTGTCAGGGTCGGCCTTGCGGATCTCCGCGAGCGTCGCCTCTAGCGCATCTGCGCGCCTCTTTTCCTCATACTTCTCCCGCGTGACCTGATCGATCCGCTCCTGAAACCAAGGCTTGTGCCTGGGCTTCGGATCTTCTTCGACCGGCTGTTCGGGTGCCTGCTCCGTGCCCGTCGCGGGAGCGTTCTCAATCGCGGGCGTTTCGACCACAGTTTCGCCTTCCGGCAGGCCCTGTGTGACCTCCAGTTCACCGTCTTGCATGGGGTGTCCCAAGTGATTGTGCCCGCTATTCGCCAAGCGGTCAGGCATTACCCCCGATGCGGGGGAATAGGGTTAGGCGCTCAGCAGCGCGTACCACTGTCCGGCAACTGCAGAGAGAAAGGTGCAGGTCTTGCCGGCAGCAACCGCAAAGGCAGCGTTGGCCGACAGCGCGTTGATCTTGTCGCCCGAGAACGGGAAGACGTTCATGCTGTTCGCCGCCGCGGCATTGGTGACCGTGATCTCGCGGCCGGCAGCGGCCGGAGGCAGGAGCACGCTGTCTGCGGCGGTGCCAACGGTCGTGACGACATTGATGTCGCCCGTCATCGGAACCGCTCCAGCCTGACCACCACCGGCAAGCGCGGTGTAGCCCGTCACCGCGTTGGCGAAGAACGGGCCACGCATCGTGACGGACTGAAGCGTCGGATTGTCGGTTGCAACACCAGTGTAGGCCATGTCGTGTCTCCTATGCGGCTTCTGCTTGGGTGGGTTCGGGAAGCCGCGTCTGCGACCCGACCACAGGCGTTCCTTCGGGCATCTGCGGGACGATGCTGTTGCTCTTCAGCATGTCCGCAAGGGCCTCCATGACGGTCGCCCGAATGACCGGAACGAGCGCGAGCGGGTCGACATCCACGGCGAGACCCAAGCGATCCGTCTCGGCGCGGTACTTGTCGGTATCAGCCTTCGAGAGCTTGGCTTCCTGATCCTTCTTCGCATCGCCCAGTGCCTCGGTCATGCCCTGCAGCGCGTGCTGCATCTGCCCAAGCTGCTGCTGGAGCTGGACCACCTCGGGGTTTGGCCCGCCAAGCGCCTGTGCCGGCACCATGCGATGCATGCGCTCCGCAATCTCATCGGCCATCGGGAAGTCAGCGGCCTTGAACATGATGTCGCCGATCACAGGCATCAGGCCATTGTCTGCCTGGAGGATCTGGCTCACCGCGTTGAATGTCTCCTGACGCTGCGTGCCGTAATCCGGCCCGATGTCAGCTTGGACGTCGTAACGCCCCACATTGGGGTTAAAGATGGCCTGAATGGCGGCCATCTCGTCCTGCTGGTCCTTCTGGTCCTGCGGGTCGCCCGGCTGCTGTGTCGGCTGATATGATTGCTTGGCGCTGGGATCGAGCTGCACCACCTGCGCCGTGCCGTCCTCGGCCAGAATGCGGACGACGCGCGGCGTGTCGTAGATCTTCGGAATCAGGTCGATCAGTATCTTGCCGGTAAAGCGGATGGCAATCGCGAGACCGTCGATGAAATGATAGGTCGCGTTGTCGCCCTGACGCTGGCGCTCCTGAATAGCCTTGCCGGAACGCTCATTGCTAGGGGCGCCCATCTCGGCCTGATACTGGCCAGAGACCTCCATCAGCTCCTGCCGCGCAACCTGCATGCCCGAGATGTAGGCCGGCGCCATGACCGGAGGCGCTGAACGCTCGGGACGTGCGATCGGCTGGCCCGCTTCGTCGATGTCATTGTACGGCAACATCGAATAGTTTTCGGTGTTGGCTGTTTCCCAGTAGCTCTCGAGCCCCTCGATCGCGCGAGCCGAGCCGACAAACGGGCTCTTACCCTGCAGCGCGACGAACTCAGCAGCTGCGCTGGTCCAGTAGTTGTACTGCCGCTGAGAGTCCTTCATCGCGCGGGTGTGGCCCTTGCGATCGAGCCTCCCGTCGATGACCGTCTCTTCGCCTATGACGCGGACGATCGGGATGTACTTGCCGAGCCAGGTGCCCTTCTCGACAATCTTGTCGCCGGCGATCTTGTACCACTCGATCTTGCGGTCGGTGACCTCGCGCGTGCGGGTCGTCTCGTCCTTCAGCAGCTCGACGATGACCTCGGGCGGAAGCTTGCTCGCCCGCGCGGTCTGGCGCTGCCCCTGGTCGTCGACGTAGCTCAGAAGCTGGTCTGACTTCTCGACGACGCGGAAATATTCGGCGATGCGGATCTTCTTCTGGTTCAGCCAGTCGTCGCCGGCCCCGATCGTTGGAAGGTCGCCCACATCCTTGAAGTGCGGGTGCTGGGCGTGCCAGTCGTCCTTGTCGATGTCGTCGAACACGAAGCCGAACCGGGCATCCGAGCCGTCAAGCTCGCGGATGTCGGGATCGAGGTAGATCGTCAGCGGGTCTTTCACGCGGCGCAGGAAGATCTCCTGATCGAGCGTATCGCCCTCGGCATAGTCGGTGACGACGCGCCAATAGCCGATGCCGCCCTGCACCTGGAAGGTTGTGGCCGTGTCATAGACGACCTCTCCGCCCGAGATATACTCGATGTGCCGCACCACGCCCTCGAACACCTGCGCGGCCTTGTACGTCGCTCCATCACCCACCGGGCGGATCGTGACGCTCGGCTTGTTCTGCTTGGCATCGTTGATGACCTGCAGGTTATGCTGGCGGGTCTTGTTGATCGTCAGGCACGGGCGGTTGTCGAGATTGCGCGACGATCGGATATCGTCTTCCCACTGCCAACCGTTGTCGGAATCGGCGTTGGCGAATTTGATGTCAGCCTTGAAGCGTCGACGAGCCTCGGCCTCCCAATCCTCGCAGCGTTTGAAGCGTTTGCGCGCCTCGAGGAGGATGGGATCGATCCCGGACTCTTTCTTCGCCATTAGCGCATCCAGCCTCCTGGTCGAAGTTGCAGGTTCGGTTTCTTTCCGACGTTCAATTGCACGTCCGGCCTGCCCGGCATGTAGCCGAGCATGGCCTCAGTCAGTGCCCAGACTAGTGCGTCTACGCGGTTGGGTGAGTCTTCGCCCATGAAGCCGCCAGCCGTCATCAGCATCATTTCGTCTTCAAGCTCGGGCTGCGAACCGACGTGGCTGACCCGGCCCTGCTCGTAGAGCGCGCTGATGGGCTCGGCGCGGACCGCCTTGCCGCGTGACGCCACCACTTCCTTGTACGGCACCGAGCGATCGGAAGCCCGGATGATGGCCTCCACCATCGCGCCGCCGAAATTTCGCTCGGCCACGATACGGTCAGCCTTGAACTCATAGAAAGCGGTGATCGCCATACGCGCCCACCCATCGGGCGAGAGTTTGCAAGTGCGGTCCGCCAGCACATAGCCGCGCCCGTCAACGCCACGCCCAGCAACCACGATGCCAACATCATCGCCTTCGTCTGAACCGTTCGTGCCGCTCGGATCGATCGCGACCACAACCCGCGACATCTCAGGCGCTTCGGCGGCCCGTGTCCTGTCCAGCATCTCACGCGTCCAGAGCGCGCCCGGAACGTCGTCTAGGATCTCTCCGTCCAGCTCCTGCCGACCCAACCTCGTCCCGGCGTAGCGATCCATCATCGCCTCCACCGAGCCGGGAGCCAGATTGCTCACATTGTCGAGCGTCCGCCCACGCGTAACGATCGTGCGGCGATCTTCCATCAGGCGCTTGATGATTGGGATTGGTCTCGGCGTTGTAGTCACCACCACCTGAGGGCGAGTGCCGAGCCTGAGACCGAACGCCAACTGATCCCACAATTCCTGTGCGGCGGGGAACTTCGCCAGCTCGTCGACCCACGCAAAATGATGCTGCGGGCCGCGAAGCTGGTCGGGCTCGCTCGCATTGTAGCACGTCGCCATACTGCCGTTCGGCCATGTGATGCGCCGCTTCGATGGCTCATAGAGCGGGCGCTCTGCCTCGGGGTGAACCGAGACGATGCCGCTTTCACCCTCCACGATCACGTCACGCGCATCAGCGGCGGTCAGGCCCACCAGTGCGATCCGGCAGCCAGGATTCTCCGTGGCAACCTTGCGCGTCCATTCCGAACCGCAGCGCGTCTTGCCCCAGCCACGGCCGGCCAGGATCAGCCAGTTGCCCCAATCACCCTCTGGCGCGACCTGGTCGGGCCGAGACCAGAACTGCCAGTCATAAAGAAGTTCAGCCTGCGCTTCCGGTGTCAGCTTCTCCAGTTCCGCTTGCTGCTGTTCCGGCGATAGCGCCCGAAAGCAGTCTGCGGCGGAAAGCATCTGCGTCATTCGCAACCTGCTCCGTCTGGATCGGGCCGCCGTCCTTGCCGGTCAGTTCCACGCTCTTACGTTCACCGTAGACCTTCGGCTTCATCTGTCCGGCCAGCCACTTGCGCGCATCGATGCGGAGACGCGACCTGCCGATGGCCTCGCCGTTCTCGCGCCAGCCTACGTTACCGCCCTCTGCGTCACGCCTCTCCATCCAGTCGTTCGATCCGTCATCCGCGATGTCCGGTATCTCATCGACCAGGCTGTCAGCCTGAACTTCCCGCGCGCGGGTGTACTGGTCCAAGAATGCGCTGTATTCCGGCTTGGTCAGCCACAGCAGCACTGTGGATTTAGCCGGCATAGCCTCATCGAGGCAGATTGAGCGCAGGCTCTCCCCATCAGCAAGACGGACACAGATGGCGTCCGCTATGTCCTGCGTGAATAGGCCCGGACGGCCAGCGCCCTCGCTCACTTGATCTTCCTTAGCTCGGCCGCGATGCGCTTCATGCAGCGCGCTCCATCTATCCTGCCAATGTGGGAAATGGATGGGTCGCGCGGGTCGTGTCTCGCCTCGTGAAGATCGTTTGCGGCGATCTCCAGTTCATGGGCGAGGATGGACAGACGATCTAGAAAGCCGTCTGGGAGCAGTCGTCGTGCGACCGGCCTTCCCATCGGGCGCCTCCAAACAAAAAACCCGGCAGCGTTAGCCACCGGGCGAACCATTCCCATCTACTATTACGTGAACCATGACCGCCCTTGCTACCCGTGTCAAGACACCATCGCTAGAAGCCCCTCGATAGCGAGGAGCATCATCCCGCGGTCCTGTGCGCATGGCGCGCGTCCCTGGACTGTTCGGCGCTCCTTGGCATGCGCCTCATCGAGCAGGCGCATGAGCCACTGAGGATCATTCTCCTCGTCGGGGAGGTGATAGCTGTTCACGCACAGGGCATGCACCGCATCTGTTGCTTTACGGCCCTTGGATCTCAGCGCGTTATCGAGGCGGCTGAACCACGCTTCGTTGCGTGCGGTGTCGTTTGACGGGCCCGAGACAGAGCCTCGGCCAATCATCTCGCCATATTGGGCGATGCCCGAGCTAGCGGGCCAGTGCGACCAGTACAGCCGGGCGTAGGTGCGAGCAATGTCGCGGAGAATTACCGGATCGATCGTCCCGCTCTCCAGCAGGCCGGCCGCCCATGCCCGTCCGATCGGGTCATAGATCTGGTCGGGCTGCTTCTTGCCTCCATCGAACACAGCGAACCTCTCTCTAAGCGACTGTACGCGGTCGTTAGCTGCTACCCGTTGGATGAGTTGGCCGCCCGGATGACGGGGGCCGGCCTTGCGCTTTCTTCCTGACTTGGCTCTTGCCATCTCCTGTCTCCGTTCACTGGTGCTGGGCTGGTTGCTGCTGCGTTCGTGTCACTCAAGCGGCTTCACGAACCGCTTGATGAGCAGCACCACAGCGAGGTCGAGAATGATCCAGGCGGCGAGCCCGCCGAGGATCTTGAGCGCGATGACGAGTGCGTGAGCCATAAGTTACCTTTTAGGACGCCGGCACGGGGCATGGTGGTGGGCTCCTTGCTGGGGTGTCGGGGTCATCAGTGGGCACTTTGCTGCGCGATGCGGCCGACGAGATCGCCGATCTGCGCTCCAGTCCGCCCGGTCGAGGGGCGACGAGGGCGGTTCTGGATCTCGGCGCGGCGGCGAATGAACTCGTCCTCGCTGATCTCCCCACGCTGCTGGAGCTGGAACAGGCGGAAAACCTCGTCGTCGTTGGCGGATTTCGGCGCAGAATGGACCGGCTTGGCAGGGGTGATTTCCAGCAGCTTCTGGAAATTCTCCGGGCTTTTCAGCACCCAACCGAGGTCAGCGTGCCAGTCGCCCTTGCGGCCGGAATGCCAGTCGCTGACCCCGACGTTGGCGATTGCCTCGAAAACCGCAGCCTCGCCGTGTTCCTTGATCCGAGCCGCCAGATGCTTCCGGCGCTGCGGCGTGAGAGCCCTGGCTTGGCTTAGCGCCGGGTGCCGAGCGGCGAGGTCGTTCCAAGCCTCAACGACTTTTTCAGAAACCGGGGGGCAATCAGCTTTAGCTGATGGGGGAACCGGGGGGTTAGAATATATATCATTGGGGGGGTCACGCTCGTCACGCTCCGTAACGCCATGTAACGCGTTACTATCGTTACTCGCGTTATTCTTGGCGCGGAAACGGGCT